ATGATGCACGGATACGCCATACCAGTAGACGGTGGGGCTTGATAATATACGTTTGTACTACCTAACACCGTCTTTAGGATTTCGTGTAGGTCAGGGCGTTGGCCCATTGTACCGTCCTCCTAAACGCAAGATAAGGCGAGGATACTGTACCTCAAACTCTGAGATGAGCCACCGCATCCCCGCCCACTTGATATAACGCATGGCAACGAAATTATTCAAAGCGCGATCGTCAGCAACGATGCTTATCGAATTTCCCACAGTGATGTCAGGATTTACATCATCACTAACACTCTGCTGCCTAGAGTTACGGAGGACGTCACCAAAGTACTGTTGTTCAGTGATGACGTCCTCCCATACTCCCGGGGCCGTTTCCACAGAGTCGGCGTAACCGATTTCACCGTAGAATCGTGCCATTTTGAAGAACTAGACTTACGGTGCTACGTAAGCGAAGGTCCAGTCAGCGTCGGTGTTGTGCGGGAAGTTGTAGCCAGCGTTCGGGCGAGCTTCAACGTCCTCGGTCTGAGTGATGGTCACGTTACCGGTGACAACCTCGTCGTCGATGTAGTAGCTAACGCCAGTCACGGTGGGGATCGTGATGGTGTTAGTTGCCTGGTTGAACGTCGGAGTGGTCGGGGAGACCGTGGTACCGGAGGTGCGCTTGATAACAACCGCAGACTTCGGCTTGGTCAAGCAGCCGGAGATACGGGTTTCAATCAGGTACTTTTCCTGGTTGTAGTCGATGTCGAAGTCTTCGAACATCGAGATCTGGCCACCCTTGTCGGCACCGATGGTGTAGTCAGCGATGTTGACGAGGATAGCAAGCAGGTCCGGAGTGGACTCCATGACCTCAACCACGACGATGTTCTTGACACGAAGGGCTGCAGCCAGCTCTTCTTCCGTCTTGTAGTGACGACGGCCGTCGTTGTCCTTCAGGAGCATGAGGTCCGTCAGGATGTCGTCAGTGGTGTACATGGTCGGGTTGCCCGTGCCCTTGTAGTGCTTGCGAGAACGGAGGATGGACTCAACCAGAGCGTCGCCGGAAACGTTGGTCGGGAGAGTGACCGGGTGGGCATACATCTCGTGGTCCCAAGCGATCGGGCGAAGCTTCTCTTCGTCGATCTTGTCCTCATCGTCGGGTTCGCGACCGTCACCGATGAGGATGGCACGTGCGATTTCCTCATCGAGCATGAGGCGCATTTCAGCCTTCAGCCATACGACCACATCGAGGTCGACGATGTCGATGATGTCATCGCGGTCCAGCTTCTGCTTCTTGTAAACGGTGGTCGGGGTCGTCACGCGCTTCAGCAGCTTGATGACCTCTTCCTTCTTCAGGTTGCCCTTGACGTAACCCTTCGCACGTGCCTCGTCAGCCGTGATGTCGACGGCAAGCGACTTGATACGAGAGAATGGGCTGTGACGAGCACCGTTGAGAACACCAGCAACCCATTCAGTACGACGACCGATGACGTCGGGGGTATTGGTGAGAGCCTTAGCATCCGGGAACAGAACATCGATGTCGTCAATGCCATAGGTACCAGCGTGCGCGAGGAAGGCTTCCTTCAGCGTAGAGCCGGGCTTCTTAGCCTCGGTCATGATCGCAGCGAGATCATCGTGCGAGAGAGTTACATCGGGCTCACCGGACTTGCCGGAGCCGTGGGATTCGAAGAGATTGCGAGGCATGTTGGCGAAGCCTTCCTGAATTGCGTGGGCGATGAACTGGGTGTCGGGTTCGGAGTGCTCAGCGGAACCGCCGTTTTCCTCAATTGCCTGTGCAATGAGGAAGTAGACAACGTTCTGCTGCTCTTCGGTCATGGCATCGAACACGTCCTTGACGGTCTTGCCTTCGTGCTGGAGAGTGGGCATTGAATTTGCTCCTTCGGTCGAGTTTTCTTCTTGTGCGAGGGCATCGCCGATCAGTCCATGAATGACGACCTGCTGTTCCTCAGTAAGGGAATTGAAGACGGCCTGAACAAGGTGTTCTTCTGGTCCCTCTTCCGAGTGTGTGAGCGCTGCTTCGAGCAAATCATGGATGATTTCTGACTGTTCCTCATCGAGAGATTCGAGGACATCCTGAACATCGAGTTCCGAATCCTCATCTCCACCTTCGTGGTTGTCATTTTCATCATCCGAGTGCACGAGAATCTTCTCACCGGTATAGATGATGGCTTCACCCTCGAGGGTTTCAACCGAATCGCCATGCCTCATGTAGACATTGTCGATTTTTGCTTCCGAATTAGCTCCGGAAAGAACGAGACTGACTTCCTTGATGTTTCCATGGGAGACATTCTTGTTCGTCTCCTTGAGGCGGTTTGCATAAATCGACAGTGAGTCCACGTCTCCGTGTTGTACTGCAAATTTTGCATTCTGTCCTGCAGGAGAATCGTTAAAGAAGGCTTCTGTGTATACGCCCTCTTCCTTGTGGTAGAGAAATGCATGACCAAGAACCTTCTCCGGGTCATCATGCTGATGGCTCCAGACAAGAGGGACCTTAGTATTGTCCTGATGTAGGAATGCATTGTGCTTAATGGTTCGACCATCGGCGCACTCAATCCCGTACACGGTGGCCCAGCCGGTAAAGTCGGGTTTCATTTTGAAGGATCACCTTCCTTTCTTAAGTTGCTTCCGGTGGTGGAACTGTCGGAATGGCATTGGGATCTTCAGGATTGGCAGAAGGAACGTTGGGGTTGTTCAACTGATCAGCCTTTGGATCATCCGCAGGTTTCATACCCAGAACTCCACGAAGCTCATTCGGAGTCATGATCTGGTTACGAATGAACTTGTCTCCCAATTCGGCAATGTCACTGACCGGCATGAGTTTGAACGGATCCCGGAAGAACATGATCGCGTGACCCTGAGTCCGTGCGGTCTTCGACAAGAACGTTCGCTGCATAGCCTGCGTGATTGCCGATAGGATCGGTTCAATCGTTCGGTTGAAGTAGTTCAACATTGTCTTCTCATCAGCCGTACCGTTGAATACATCTTCGGTAAGGCCCAGCTGCGCATACAACTGTGCAGTGAGTGTCTCAACTTGCTTATGCATGTTGTTCTCAGCTGGTCGATTCAGCTGAGTGATCCGCTCAGTACCATCCGTATAGGCGATACCATAAGTAGATCCCTTTAGCTGAGTCTCGATGTCTTTCCTGCGGATCTCCGCCTGCTGCTTTCGAGCTTCCGACTTAATTACGTATGGAAGCTGAATAATGAGGTCAAGTTTTCCCGAACCGGCTTGTTCATCGATTGAGTCCAACAGCGCAAGCTTTCGAATCAACCTTTGTAGAGTGGAGTTCGGTTCATTCATTACCGTATAGAGTGGATTCTCAACGATAGCGACCATCTTTTTAGGAAGAGTTAGTTCTTCCTTCCTTCCAGTCTTCTCGTTGTAAACCAAAACTCGAACATCTTCAGCAAACCAAGCTGTGATTTCCCCAATACGAAGTGACTGAATGTCGAAAGCCATTGAGGTTCTTGGATTGATTGTTGTTTCAATCGGACAGATCGCAATAGCTCCCTTATCAAAGAGAGTCATAGCAGCATCCTGTATAAATGCTCGAGCTCCTTGATCAATGTTTGCCTCTAGTGTGAGACATTCATTCAAGTAACTCTTTACAGTCTCCTTGTATCTCCCATTTTGATCAACCTTAACGTGCGAAAGGCTGACTGCAGCAACATCGATACCTAGACGAGTATAGATGGAGGAGATGATTGACTTATCAGAAGCAGTTCGCAATCGAACCCGATCAGGTCGAACATTCCCATAGCTTGCGCCTGCGTTTCGCCATGCATCAAACTGATTTGCTGTTGAATCACTAGTAAATGCATTCCAAGCGTGAGCGAGTCTATCTGTAAAACCCATTATTCACCTCCTTTCTGTTTAGTCTTGAAGCCCGTTAGGGTTTAAGTCTTCACCCATACTTAAATCCAGTTTCCAGTAGTTGGGTTTTGTTGAAGACGTATGGTTTCATAGTTCGCAATTCCGCGCTTTTCTGCGAACAGATTGGCAGCATGTTTACGACCATTAGAAGCCTTCTTAGCCACAACTGCTTGATCTAGAGCAATTCCAGCTGCTGCTTTTAAGACTGGGCCAAAGACATATGCCGTGTAAGCACCCGCTGCTATGCCAGTTGCAATCTTAGCATTGCGATTGTAGCGTTCTGTCATAACCTCTTCACGGGCTTTTGACAGCTTTTTACCTTCAGCAACCTTTTGATGGACCTTTTCGATGCCTTTATCACCACCGACACGTCGGCGATCATTTTCTTGCATTCGATTGGTATACCCAGCTGCGCGAGGGGCAGGTGTCTTTTCGGCTTTACCTTTTTTCTTGCCCCAACGCATTCCTCTTACACCGTAATGTGAGAGAAAAGCATCAACTTCGCTCATTCTCGAGCCATCTTTCGTGCTTTGAGTTCGATCGCAAGAGCTGCACCGGGAGCTCCACCAAGTGCACCCATTGCGATGGATTTACCCTTAGAGAATCCGGCACCGCGCATCATTTGAACACCAACAACTACGCTTCCGGTAGTCCCACCAGTAAGGAGGCTAGTTGCTACTGCTGCTCCAGCAGTAACTTTTGCGCTCTTACTATTGTTGTAGTACTTCTTGACGTCACCATAAATCTCTTTACGAGCAGACTTCAATTTTTCCTTGTCAACGGGAC